GATTTCCATCGCGCGCGGCCTTTCTTGCGGCGCTGTCCTGGCCATGGACCGTGGGGGCGGTGGTCGGCGACGACCGCGTAACCTATCGCTACACGGGCACCGGCACCGTCATCCCCGACGCACCGGGCTGGGTGCCGCATGGTCCGCCCTCGCCCGACCACTGGACCTTTAACGCCGTCCCCGGCGTGACCGACATGCGCCCGGCGCTGGCGGCCTGCGCGGCTTATGGCGACGTGCATCTGCAGCCAGGGACTTACTACGTCGCCACAACAGTGAGCCTGTCCACCCGATCCGTATACTTTGCCGCCGGCGCGAAGCTGATGGCGGCGGATGGCGCGACGATCACTATCTCCGGCAAGATCAATGCGGCCGACCGGCAGCACATCTTCGAGTGGGCGGGCGCTGGCGCTTTTACCGTCACTTCGCAGGCTTATGTGAGTATCTGTTGGTTCGGCGCGCAGTTGAATTACGCGAACGACGCATCCGTCGCGTGTCAGAAAGCTGTGGATAGCATTCCCACCGGCGTCGTAATGGTCCCCTCCGGCGCATTCCGCGTCGACGCGACAGTGACCATCTCGAAGAGTTCCGTCACCGTTACTGGCCGGGGTCGCGGCGTGTCGCACATCAGGAAAGGGTCGCTGACTGCTCACGTTTTCGAGGTCACCCCGGCCGATCCTGTCACGCAGACACTGTTCGATATTCACTTCGCGGACCTGTCGTTCAACACGCTTTTGGGAGACATCCACACCGGCGGCGCCTGCATCAAGATGACATCGGTCAACCGATATTCTTTGGCGCGTCTCGCCATCGCCTCACCATACGCCGGGGTGGTTGCGGCGGGATGCACCAACGGATCGTGGAACGATGTTGATATTCAACACGCCGGTTCCGCTGCTGGGTTCAACGGAGCCGTCGGCATAGAATTTCAGGAAATCACGGGCCGAACCGGGGCGGGCAAACAGGCGGCGAATGTCTTCATGGATGCCGTCCGCGTTCGGTCCCCGGAAATACAAGACGGCGGCGGCATCCTTTACGGGCTGGTTGTCAGGGCCTCGGATGGAATCTGGCTGTCGAATTGTTATTTCGGCTCATGCGTTCAGGCTGATGTGCTGATTCACCCGCAGACTACAACGTCGCAAGTGACCGGACTGAAATTCGATAACTGCTGGTTTGACCCAACACTGGCATTTGGTGTCGGCAATGCTGTGCGGATCGAGGGCGAGACCTCCAGCCCCTTCGGAATGCTGCATTTCATCAACTGCACATTCGGTGGCCGGAACTGGTCGAGCCGGGCGGTATATGTCAACATTTCCGGGGCGGCCACGGCTCTCAAACAGTGCTCAATCGTGAACTGCCGTATTTCCTCCTACCGCAACCACGGTATTCTTGTCGCCCCAACTTCCGGGGCGATTGTTGCCGATCTGGATATTTCCGGGAACCTTATGAGGGCCTGCGCCACCACATCGATAGATAATATCCCGTTCATTGGCCTGAACGGCGTATCGAGATACACGATCATCGGCAATAAGGCAGGTTACGCCGATACGTTTGGGACGTCTGAGGCTGTATCTCCGGCGAGCTACGGTCTGACCATATCTGCAACATGTGTCGCCGGTGTTGTCACGGGTAACGATTTCAGGGGCAATACTGTCGGGTCTATCCTTGACGCGTCCGGCGCGAACGCGAGGACGATCACTGGCAACCTCATCGACACCAGCAATGTGGTGGCGTCGGCATCGACTATCACGATCCCGGCGGGCATCACGCTGGTCAGTGTGACCGGCACGACCACGATCAACAATGTCGCCATCAGCTGGCCCGGCCGGCAGATCATCCTAGCATTCTCCGACGCCTGCACCGTCACGGCTGTCGGAAACATCCGCCCGCGCACTGCCTTTACAAGCGCGACCGGGGCGACGCTCTCGCTCGTCTTCGACGGCACGAACTGGCGCGAAACCGCCCGCGCAGCATGACCCTCGCATCCGGATCCAGCCCATGACCATTACGCGCCCCTCCCCCTCGATCTTCAGCGGCGTCGCCTGGTCGGTGCCTGCGGCCTCCGGCATGCCAGGCATGATCGGCCTGCGCCCCGGCGATCTGATCCAGACGGCGGGGTATCACTCCGCCGGCGACGGCGGCGGCGCGACTTACAGGGTAGTGGCCGCCGGGACCGGCATCGTCGATGGCGGCGAGTGCATCGACCGGCCGGCCAGCGGCATGCAGGCCCGCGCCCAGTTCGGACCCGCCCCCGATCCGCGCCAGTTCGGCGCGCGCGTCGACGGGGCGACGGATGACCGCCTCGCCCTCCAGCGCTGGATCGATTATATCGGCGCGCGCGCGGTTGCCTTTACCGGCCTGTCCGGGCCGATGATCATCTGCGATCTGGGTGGCGGCGTTTTCGGAGTGGCCGGCACCCTGAACCTGTCGCTGCCGCGCGGCGCGATCCTGCGGAACGGGACGCTCGTCGCGGTGGGCGCGGCTTGGGGCGGCGGCGCGAGCTTCATGCTCGCTGTCTCGTCAGCCTATAGCCGGATCGAGGACATCAAGTTGTTCTGCGCGCGGCGGTGCTCGGGCATGTATGTCAATGCCGGCCGCGTTCGCCCCACCCGCTGCGAGGTCTACGAGTATATCGGCCATGGCATCCTCGTCCCCGACACGGCCGGTCCGGAAGTCTGGATCAACCAATGCCTGATCGGCGAGCTGGACCTGACGTTCAATCCGTCGGCTTTTGCGGACAATGCAAACTATGTCGGAACGGGGATCGAAATCCGCAAATCCGACTGCAAGGTCAGCGACACCATCGTGCGCTGGACGCGCTGCTGCTACCGCGCGACGGCCGGGATGCAGGACATCTATGACTGCCATTTCTACAACGGGGGCGCGGCCGCTGTGGTGCGCACCAATAACCAGATCATCGACTGGGTGGCGGGTCCGAATGGCGAGCTGACCATCTCCAGCCTCTATCACGACAACGGATATTCCCATTTCTACAACGACCGCGTGAACATCAACAATATCTCGGTGATCTGCGACGGGGCGGATATGACCCCCCGACCCATCCTCAATTTCTTCTGCCCGACCAACAACGCGCCGGCGCGATGCAATATCCGGGGGGTCGAGGTCCGCGAATGGACCACCGGGGCATCGCTGGTGGATTTCGTCGATTATAACGGCAATTCCTGGGCGCCAAACTATGCGGCGGTCGAGGCGTTCCTGACCGATTTCGTCGAAGCCAACCGTCAAAACTTCAGCCTGGAATTCAACTCCACAGCGGTGATGGTCTCGACCGAGGCGCACAATGATCGCGAGTTCTGGATGCTTTCGAATGGCGGCTTGACCCGCCTCGGTCTCGCGGATCGCAACACCGATACCGCCGCGACGCCCTATATCGGCTCGTCCGGCAATGACCTCGTATTGGGCGCGCCCTCGGGGGCGATCGACGCCCGACGGCCCATCCTGACCTACGCCGCCGCCTCCGACCCCGCCACCACGGTCAACGGGGCGATCTACTACAATTCCACCAGCCACAAGCTCAGGGTCCGTGCGAACGGCGTCTGGGTCGATCTGCACTAGCAGGAGGTCACATGCCCGAAATCAAACACCAGATCACGTCCGGCAACCTGATCCAGATCGCCACCATGCTGGTGGCGCTGGCCGTCGGCTGGGCCGCGATGGACGCGCGCGGGCAGGCCTCTGCCAGCGCCATCGCCGACCATGAAGCCCGCCTGCGGGTGCTGGAGCGCGACGTGCTCGCCGGCATCACGCGGATCGAGGCGCGGCTCTCCCGTATCGAAGAGCTGCGCTGATGCTGCCTGACGCAACCCTCGTCACCATCACCGGGCAGGCGCTGAACGCGAATGCGCAGTCCATGCTGGCCGGTCTGCGCGAGCGTGGAGCGGCCGCCGGATTGGCTCGGCCGCACCGCCTGGCGCAGTATCTGGCGCAGCTGCTGCATGAGAGTGGCGCGTTCCGCCACGATCGCGAGTTGTGGGGGCCGACCGCCGCCCAACAGCGCTATGACATCCGCACCGACCTGGGCAATACGCCGGCGCGGGATGGCGACGGCTTCCTGTTCCGGGGGCGCACACCGATGCAGATCACCGGCCGGTCGAATTACAGCCAATTTACCCTCTGGGCGCGCCAGTTTCGCGCCGATGTGCCGGACTTCGTGCTCGATCCCGACGCGGCTTTGACCGATCCCTGGGAGGGGCTGGGCCCGATCTGGTACTGGGAGACCCGCAATCTCAATACCTATGCCGATCAGGGCGACATCGAAATGGTGACGCGGCGCATCAATGGCGGGCTGAACGGCTATGCCGATCGCCAGCACTGGTATGTGCGGGCGGCGCTCGGGTTGCTCGGCCGGGACCCCGGCGACATCCGCGCCTTCCAGAAAGCGGCAGGCGTCGCGGTCGACGGGATCGCCGGGCCGCGTACCCGCGCTGCACTGCATGGCGCGCTGCTGCGCCTGCCGGCACTCGAAGCACCGACAAACGGCGGATCGTTTCTGCATCTGATCGCCGCCGTCTTCTCCCTTCTCGGCCTCACGAAAGGAGCCCGCGCGTGAACACCCAACTGCCCCCGTCGCCCGCCTGGTCGCATCGCAGCTTCCTCGCGGCGCTGCTGACGATCCTGACCGTGATCTGCAATGCCGCCGGAGCTGACATCTTCGCCTGGACAGCCCGCCTCGGCCTCGGCGCCTCGGCGGAGGAAGTGCTGGCAAACGCGCAGATGCTGCTGCCGGCACTGGGCGTGATCTGGCTCTGGTGGGAGCGCCGAGCCCCGCAGTTCCGCCTGGTCTGGCGCAGGATCGCGCGGTGAAACGTGGGGCGCTATGCGCCCTGCGCCGGCACTCCTCGCGGCCTTAGGACGATATTCTCCATACTCTCCCCTCCGCGCCTTCCAGTCCCGGGGTCGATCACGGGCGGGATCAATATGGGAGGCTTCGGAAGCGGCTTTCGGTCCGGATCCCGCAGGATAGGGATTGGTTCCCACCCCGAACGATCATCCCCGCCACCATTCAGCACCTTGTTTCCGACATAGGCTACCATCTTGCCCTTCATTCCGACGAGCGCGAGAGCAATTTCCTGATGGAGCTTCAGCGCGGCGTGCTGGACACTCTCCATGCCCGCCAGAAAGGTGGCAGCATGAGCGCCAGGAATGACCAGTCTATCGCCATCCTCATTTTGTGAGGCGATCTTTTGCCTTTCGAATAGCTGCGCTTCATCGAATTCAACCCTTATTGTCAGCCCCTCCGCGAATTCAAACTCTATCGGAAATGTCATGGAATCAGCCCTCAAACTGCCACCCTCAAAAAAGATCATGCGAATGTCGCCATGTTTCAAGCGTTTCATGCTGGCAGCCCGGGTGAGGCAAATCGAAGGAATAGAACCTAAGACATCCAAAATGATGCAGGACGCAACCACCAACCCATTGAAATACAAAGCTTTACCGATGCCTGTTAATCAATTGGTCGTAGGTTCGATCCCTACCGCCGGAGCCAAAAATCCCTAAATATCAACAGCTTGGCGCAGCATACCATGGCATGCGTCCGCCCGTCCGCCAGCGTCCGCGGCGGACGCTGGCGCCCCCCGTGGCGGATCATTTGCCCGGGAGCAGACCCCATTTGCGGAATCGCAAATGTTCTGCGAATGTTCCTGAATGGCTCTGGAGCGCGGTAGCTGGAAAGTGCGGGTGACTTGTCGAGGCTGCGGAAAAGTCGCGAGCCTCTGGCTGGACGATATTCCTGCGAGATTTGTCGACCTCGGCTCGATCTCACCGGAAGGCATCGCGCGAATGCGCTGTCTGGCCTGCGGCCTGACATGCCCGCATACCGAGGTGCATTGGGCGCCCGGGTCGTTCAAGGCCCCGCCGCGATAACGAGAGAGGAAAGGTATCAGCCCGCGAGCTGCTGTGCTGCCCGCCCCCATTGGTCGGCGGCAGCGTCCATCATGCCCGGGTAAGACCGGCTGCGCAGGCGGGCACGCTCGGGCCCGGGCGACATCCGATGCACGCGGTTCCAGCGCCGCCATTCGCCGGACAGGCGCTCGGGAAGCGGCAGCATGTTCGTCGGGACCAGCGGCGGCAAGCCCCGCAAATACCAACCCGTGCCCTTGTATTCCGGATGACCGAACCAGAACGGCTGCACCATCTGCGGCGATGGCAGATTGTTCGGCATGCGCGCGCGGGCGAGATCGCTCATTTCCGGGTTTTCGATGGCGATTCGCGCGACCGGCGCATTCCAGCAGGCGGCGAAAACGCTCACGCCCAGTTCAAACTCGGCGCGCATATCCCCCCAGGTCCGACCTTTGGGCAGCTTCTTCGGCATGGTCCAGTTTCCTGGCCCGCTCATCCAGCGCCGCCCCGACCGACACAGCCTGGTGCAGGGCGGGTGCATGACGCAGAGCAGGTCCCAGCCATCATGGAGGATCCCGCCCCTCACGTCGCAAACAATGTGGTGGTTGCTGCCATCTTCTGCCGGCTCGAGGTCACAGGACTTCACCTCGGCCGTCGGCCAGCGGGCCGCAAATGCCCGCCGCCCGATCCCGCTGGTTTCGCAGGCAATCAGGACGCGCATCGCGGTTCGGCTACAGCTTTCAGCCCGCGCCGAAACCCGGTGAAATCGTCACTCATCGCCACGCAGATCCACCAGCATGACATAGACCAGCGCCACGGCGAGAGTAGCGTGCAGGGCCAGCAGGATCAGCAGCAGCATCAATGCACCCTCCCGGCCGCCCTGGCCGCCATGGCGAGGGTTTCGGCGCGGTCGCGGGCATCGGCGGCATCCCCGGAATACGCGCGGCCGATCATGGTGAGCATCCGGATCGCGCAGATGGGGCAGTTGCAGCCATCGAAGACCATGCCGGCGCCGGGCGACGACTGGCCGGTATCGACCGCGAGCAAAAAGGTCTTGATCTGGCTGCCGGTCACTTCTTCGATAGCCACCTTCAGCGCGTCGAGCCTTTCCGTGACGCGCGGATCTTCGAGGAATTTCATGCCTTGCTGCCCTTCCTGGCTGTCGGGGTCAGCCGGACGGCCGAGATGGCCCGGCTGACGGTTTCGAATTCGGGCGGGGTATAAACCTCCGCCAGTTGGGGATTGACGGCGAGGCTGTTGCCCAACACATCACCCACGTCGGATTTCGAGACGCCGGCGGCGCGCGCCAGCACGCCGAAGGTGCGGCGCAGGTCCCTATATTGGAGATCGGCGACCGAAGGGCAGTTGCCCTTTTCCGGGGCGGCGGCATGGGCCCGGATGGCCTGCCAGCGCTTGGCGAAGAGGAATTCGGTGTAGGGCCGGCCGGTCGCCTCGTCGCGGATCACCGCATCCTCGGGCCGGGCCGGCCGCTCGGCGGTACCGGCATAAGCCAGCGCCAGCCGCAACTCCGGCAGCGCGTCGTCATGCACCACCATGACGCCGATCCGCGCACGTTTCGACCGCACGAAGCTCCACACCAGGCGCATCCGCGCCCGCGCCTCGCCCGGCGCGCGATAACGGCGCAAGCTGAAGGCGTCACGCCGGGCTTGCAGCACATCGGTCTGGCGCTGGCCGTGCAGGAGGCTCATCAGGATCGCCAGTCGGGCGCCGCGCAGGCCGAGCGCATCGGCCGCCGCCAGCAGCGCAGCAATTTCATGGGGCAAGGCGACGCGGCCGCGCGGGTCGGGTGTGCGCATCCGCAGCCTGGCGCAGGGATTGCTGTTCGCCGGCCGCCAGCCGAGGCTTTCGGCGTGCTCCATCAGCGTCTGCATCATCCTGAGCAGCGCCTGCGCCATGCGCGGGCCGCGCGCGTAATAGAGGGTTTCGTACCAGGTCGACATGCTCGCCTTGTCGAACTCGGCCGCGCGCCTGGCGCCCCACTTCTCGCCGATGACCAGCATCAGCTTGCCGTAGCTGTCGCGGGTCTTCGGCTTCAGCGTCTCGCGGAAATGCACCGAGCCGCGGTAACTTTCGATCAGGTTGGCGATCAGCCGCGCCCCGCGCGAGGTGGCCGCCTTCTGCGGCTCGCCATTGCGCGCAGCCGCCACCTGCCGGTTCAGCTTTTCGGCCTCCTTGATCGACCAGGACAGCCGATCGGCATCGAGCTCGACCGGGGCGAAGCCGAGCCCGCGTTCGTCCTTGCGCGGCTCCCACCAGACGCGCAGCGAGCCGTCGCCGCGCCGGCGCTCGCGGAAGCCGCGCGGACGTTTGGCCGGGGCGGTGGCCTTGGCCTTGCTCATGCGCGCCGCGCCTCCTCGATCAGGTGGATATTCGGCCCGGAGGGCCGTTCGGGCACCGGCAGATGCCGCGCCCTGCCCTGCTCCGCCAACCATGCCTCGACCAGATCGCGGCGCCAGATCATCGGGTTTCGGCAGGTCGGCATCGGCACCGGAAAGGCGTGATCCTCTTCCAGCCGCTTCCGGGCGGCGAGGAAGGCGAGCGGGCCGGCGTAGCCCAGCAGCTCGGCGACGCGAGCGGAGCGGATGAAACAGGGCAGAGCATCGGTCACAGCGGCATCTCCTTCAGGGGCACCAGAACCGCGCGCGAGGCGATCCCGGCGAGGGTCAGATTGGTCCGGGCCGCGCCGGGGATGGCATCGAGCACGTTCAGCAGCCGCGCGCCCGCCCAGCGGCTGCCCTCGAACCATTCGCCGAGGGCGGGGACCGAACCGGGCGAGCCGATGGCGAGACGGGCATTCGCCTCCAGCCCTTCGGGCCGCAGCCGCAACCCGGCCATGGCGAGCGGCTGCGCCGCGACATCGGGGCGCGCGACGGCGAAGAGGATCCAGTGGCGCAGCAGCGCGGCGCGGCCGTCGAGATCCAGAAACGGACGGGACAGCAGGAAATCCAGCGCCTCGCGCGCCTCGTCCAGGCTCGCCTCCGGCTCGACGCCGCTGGGCGCCGTGGTGACGCCCAGGATGCGGTCGCCCTCGCGCAGCAGCAGCGCGGCATGGCGGCGCGCGGTCTCGGCGCTGGTGGCGGCGATGGCCTGCCGGCGGATGCGCCGGCGTTCGATGCGGATGGTATAGACCTGCATCACAGCCCCGCTTTCAGGGCCTGCCGGTGCCGCACATTGTTGCACCAGTTCCGCACCGCGCCCGCCTCGCTGGCGGTGCAGGTGGAGCTGATGCCATGCAGCCGGGCCCGCCACCCCACGGCCGGGCCGAGATAGGCGAGCGTCCCGTTTTCGTCGACAAAGGCGGCCATGAAGGCGGCGTCACCGGCGGCGGCGGCCGTTATGCGGGCGCAGGACGCCAGGGCATCGCGCAGCTTCTGTTCTTTCTTTTCCATCACAGACCCTTGCGGAGCCGCCGGATATGGCGCTGGCGCGTCTCTTCCCACCGCTGGCCGAGGATCAGGCCGGCGCCGAGGCCGAAGAGCAGGGCGGCGAGCGTCCACATCGGCGATTTCCGAAAAAAGCGCATCCGGCCTGTCGCCCGAGGCGGGATGCAGTCCAGGGATACAGGGGCTGGCGGCGAGCAGCGCGCCACGGGCGGCCCCCCGGCGAAACTCAGGAGGCGGCGGCCTGTTCGGCCTCGGCATCCTCCAGCTCGTCGACGATGATCTGGAGGGCGGGCGCCACCATGCGATGCGCGATGCTGCCGCAATGGTTCGCGGCCAGCCGCCTCGCCCAGTCACGGAGGTGATCGACCCTTTCGAACCCGTTCGCCAGCATGGCGAGGATTTCCAGCAGGTCATCCGGCGCGGCACGGAAATGCGACGCCACGTCCTCCATCTCCACGGATACGTCGATCATTGCCCGCGCCCCGGAAAGAGCAGGACATTGGCGTCGGGCGAGGCAAGATCGCGGATCACCGCGAGCCGGCGGCGATGCTGAAGCAATTCCTCCAGCGCCGGCGCCATCACGATCAGCAGCAGCGCGCCATCGGCGTCGGAGATCCGTCCGGCATGGGCGCGCTCGGCCGCCGCGATGGCGGCCTCAAGGGCGAGATCGGTGATGACGCCGCCCTGGGCGGGCGGCACGTCCGGCACCGGGACGGCAGGCAAGCGTTGCATCGGTAACTCCTGTGCGTGGGGTCTGCACAAGAGTTAATACTGAACAGCGCACACGTCAAGCACACTGTGCGATGAGGTTTCACACTCCCGATGACTTGATCGTCGCATACACAAGATCGGGCACCTGCGAGAACACAAATTGCGGCAGGGCCTGATCGCGATCCGACAAGAGTGCTCGGCAGACGGTTCGATGAACAAGTCGCATTTCCGGCGCCCCCCAAGGATCTTCCTTGATGTCATTCTTGACGCAGGCAACTAGTGATCGATGGGTTTCCTTTTCGTGCTCGGTCGCGACGGCACATCGACCGCTGCGCAAGGACTGAGCCCGTAACATGTCCGCGCCGCCGTTATAGGCGAGAACAACGTCATTGTCAGAATAGACCTCATGAAAGTCGGTGCTCGCGCGAACATGGGCATCCAGTCCCTGCGAAAACCTATCGCTCGCGTTAATGCTCAAGGCCGCCTGCGCGCCGGATAAGTGAAGGGCATCAGTTACATAGGTCAATGTCGGGAGATTGTGAAATAGGTGCCCGGCAACGGAGTTCGGGTCTGTCACCGCTGCGATGAACCCTCGGGCGGCGTGCTCTGCCACTAGCCTCTCGTCCGCTTCTGGCCAGCGACGGCGGAGAATTTCAGAGGAAACCTCCAAATATCGGGACTGGGCAGCGATGCTTGGGTAGAATTTTTTCCCCGTGCTGATTTCGCGGAGGAAGAGCTTTCGGCCAAAAATTGCCCGGCGGAGTTGAAATCCGTCAATCGTCCAGAGCACGGCCATTACAACCTCCAACTAGCTGTAATCTTTCCGAAAATTACGACATTGATGCCATCGACCACATGCACCCGCGCATCGGCTGGGTCGGTGCTGGCGGCGACCAGAACCGGCGGCTCGAAGCGGCGCAGGAGCGTCGCTGCGGAGGCGGTGGCGTTGTTGTAGACCTGAGCGATAACCACGTCTCCGCCGCGCACCCGTTCGCTCGCGTGGGTGTCTACCAGCAGATAATCGCCATCCAGGTAGCCGCCGAGCGCCATGGCGAAGCCCTTGACCTGCCAGATATCAACCCCGGCCTGACCTGCGCCAAGCGCCTGGGCGAGGGCGTGGAAGGTGGCAGCGTCACCTCGCCCCGACGATCCCGGCACATAGGGCACGGCGCCGCTTTCCGCAAAGCCCGGCGCGATCTGCTGCGCCTCGGCTTTCCCGGCCAACCCTGATCGCTCGACCATTTCGGCGAGTGGCACGCCGAGCAGCTCGGCGAAGACGCGGGCCTGCTCCAGCGTGATCGGCTGCTTTCCGTTGATGATCTTGGATATCGCCGTGCGATCCCGGCCAATCGCCGCGCCTAGATCGAAGCTGGTAAGCCCAGCTCGTTTTTGCAGATTTTTGAACCATGCCGCATCCATGGGCTTGACGTAATGGGTGCGCCTTGCACACCAAAGGGCGAGATGCGAACAGTAGTCGCACATTTGCCTTGTAATCGCACATTGTGCGATCTATACCTAGCGTCATGACTGAACACCTCACACCAGTTGATGTGCTGGAACGCATGATCGGGGGGCCGGAGGCCATCGCCGCCGCCATCGGTGCCGACCGGACCCTGCCCTATGCGTGGCGGCGGTCGTCGAAGGCGCGCGACGCGGGCGACATCCCGAGCGCGCGCAACATGCGCCGCCTGCTGGCCTATGCCGGTGCGCGCGGCATCCCGCTGCGCGCCGATCACCTGATCTGGGGCGCGCCGCGCGCCGAGATCGAGGCGTTGCTGGCGCTGCGCGCCGCCGCGCCGGGCCCCGACATGCCGAGGGCCGCCAAATGACCGGCCTGCCGCGCCCGCTGGATACCGTCTCTCCCTGCGGCGGGCGCCACCTGGCGGGGCGCGATGCGCCCCGCCCCTTTCCCTTCCCATCGCCGGATTAGGCCCCGGCGAAGGGTCCGGCCCGTTGCGCGTGGTTTGGCAAGCGGCGCGGGCAGCGGGTCGGACCCGCCCCCGGTCGGCATGACGCCGGCCGGGGATCCCATCATCACGCGGAGATTGCCGCCATGTCGAGCCGCAAACTGACCCTCGCCGACCAGGCGCTTGCGAATGTGCTGATCTTCCTCGCCGTGCAGGTGCAGGAGGATGCGGCGCGCACCGACATGGCGCTGGCGGAGCTCCCCGCCCTGCTGCCGCAGGCCTCGCCCGAGATCCCGGCCATGGCGCGCCTCGTCCATGCCGGTTTCGGCGCGATGGCCGCCGGGCCGCGCCGCCGCGCGCCCGAGCATTCCGGCACCTGGGCGGGCGCGCGCCTCGATCTCTGCGCCGCCGTCGCCGATTTCGCCTTCTGGCGCGCGGGCCTCGCGCTCGACGCGCTGCGCACCACCACCCCCGACCGCAAAGGAGATGCCGCATGACGATCCCCGATCTGGCCCGACTGAGCCTGACACAACTCGCCGAGTTCCGCCGCCGGTTGCGGATCATGGAGTATGGCGCATCCGGCACCCAAGGCGGGGAGGACGAAGAGGGCTGGGATCTGGAGTTCTCCGTCCTGCCCGACCGGCCGATGACCATGACGGCCACCCTGCCCGCGCTCTGGCCCGGCGATCCCCGCCCCGAGGCGCTGCGCGGCATCTATCCGCCGCCGCCCGCGCCCGAAATCTCCGACTTCGCGCTGGCGGAGCTCGCGGCGAGCGAGGGTTTCGCGCTGCGGCCCGCCACCGCAGCCGATATGGTCCCGGCCGCAGGGATCGAACCTGCGACCCCCGAAATCCCGGCGCCCGATCGCCCGGCCGAACCCGTTGAAATCGCGCCCGAACCCGAACCGGAGCCCCAGAAGCCGGATGCGGGCGAGGCACCATCTGCCACTGCCATGGCGGATGCGGGCGCCGAGGTGCCGGGGGGCGATCCGGCCCCCCGGCCGCAGCGGGCGGATGCCTGGACCGAGGCCGAGCTGGCCCGTGCCATGGATCTCGGCATCGCGGCGGTGCTGGCGGGCCGGTCGGTCAACAGCGCTTATCGCGATCTGGCGGCCGAGACCGGCCGCACCTGGAACGCCTGTTCCGGCCGGTTGATGCAGCTCCGCGCCGAGATCGAGGCCGGAGCCGCAAAGCGGATGCCCGCCGGGCCGGCCGCGCCGCGCGAGGCGCCGCATTCCGGCTTGCCGCAAGACGAACTGCAAGCCCATCTGGACCGCGTCCGGTCCTGCGGCGGCTGGAGCCTGTCGGAGGATCTGCGGATGATGCGGCTGGTGTTGGACGGCTGGCCGCTGCACGAGGTGGCGCTGGAGATCCAGGTGGCCTCCGAGACGGTCAAGGCGCGGTTCGGCGCACTCACCGACAAGAAGGGGCGCAACTGGCCGCGCGCCGACGTGCTGGCCCGGCTGGAGCTGATGGCCGGGCCGGAGGCGGCCTGACATGGCCGGCCATCGCTACAGCCTGGAGCAGATCAACGACCAGCTGGTGCAGCAACTGTCTGCCGTGGTGGCGCGCTATGCGCCGGCGCGGCCGGGCAGCTATACCGACAAGGGGGTGTATTTCACGCTCAACCCCGGCCGGCATGACCGCAGCGTCGGCAGCTTCTGCGTCCGCATGGCCGGGACCAAGCGCGGCCGGTGGAACGACTATGCCACCGGGCAATATGGCGATCTGCTCGACCTGATCGCGCTGGCCTGCGGCACCGACGCCTCGGGCGCGATCCGCGAGGCCCGCGCCTTTCTGGGTCTGGCCGAGGACACACCAGAGGCGCGGCGCCGTCGCGACGAGCTGGCCGAGCGCCTGCGCATCGAGCGCGAGGCCGGCGACCGGGCCGAGGAGGCGCGGCGGGAAAAGGGCCGCCAGCGCGCGGCCGGGCTCTGGCTCTCCGGGCAGGAGGCCATCGCGGGGACGCCGGTCGAGAACTATCTGCGCGGCCGCGCCATCGACCTGCGCGCCCTGGGCGCGGCGCCGCGCGCGCTGCGCTATCACCCCGACTGCACCTATTACCATTGGGAGGATGACGCCGAGACCGGCGAGATCTTCGAGATCCGCGAGCGGCGTCCGGCGATGCTGGCGGCGATCTGCGGGCTGGATGGCAGGATCATGGCTTGCCACCGCACCTGGCTGGAGCGGGGACCCGATGGCGGCTGGCGCAAGGCGCGGATCGCCTCGCCCCGCACCGGCGCGCCTTTGCCCATCAAGAAGGTGCTGGGCGATTTCGCGGGTGGCGCGATCCGGCTGGGCAACGGCCTCGGCCCGCGCGGCGGCAAGGGCGCGCGCCTGGCCGAATGCCCGCCGGATACCCGCGTCTATCTGGCCGAGGGCATCGAGACCGCGCTGTCGGCCCGCGTGTTGCGCCCGGAGGCGCGCGTGCTGGCGGCGGTCAGCCTCGCCAATATGGGGCAGGTCGAGCTGCCGGCCAATGTGGCCGAGGTGGTGCTGATCACCGATCACGACAGCCATCCGCAGGCGCAGGCGCAGCTCGGCCGCGCTATCGCCGCCCACCGCGCCGCCGGCCGGCGCGTGCGCGGGTGGCGCAGCCCGGTCGAGGGCGAAGACCTCAACGACGCGCTGATGCGCGTGCAACAGGAAGGCGAGAGGCAGGATGATGAGGCGTCACAATAGCACAATCCCCCATGATCCGGTCAACGGCCAGTGGGGCGATTGTCATCGCGCCTGCTTTGCCATGATCCTCGGGCTGGACCCCACCGAGGTGCCGCATTTCTACGATGGCGGCCGCGACCAGTGCGATGCCGTCGCGGATATGCGGCGCTTTCTGGCCGCACGCGGCCTCGCAGCGGTGGACATCGCCTTCAGGTGCGACTTCGGCACCCTCATGGCGATGATGACCGAGAACATGCCCGGCGTGCCGGCGATCCTCGGAGGGATCAGCGCAAAGGATTGCGGCCATAGCGTCGTCGCTCTGGATGGGGCGATCTGGCACGATCCCTCGGGGAGCGGCATCGTCGCACCGTTCGAGGATGGGCATTACTGGATCACCATATTTTCGCCGCTGGCCGTCATCCCCGAGGACGATCCCAGCGATGGGTAACGGCTGGGGTAAACGCAGGACGGACCTCGCCACGCTGATGCGCGAGCACGATGCGCTGCCGCGCGGCCTGCGGCTGGTCGATTGCCATACCAACGCTCTCTGGGCGGCCGACAGCATCGCCTTCGTGGCGAGCGAGGTGGCGGCGGCTTCCGGGGGGGGGCTCGACCAAGGCGAGTTGCTGCGCCGGACAGCCGCCATCCTCGACGCCGAGACCGCCGTTGATACCTGGCGCGACTACGGACCCGCCCACCCTAACTGCCCCGATCACCTGAGGACCAGGCGCCCGCCCAAGGGCGCCTGGTGGAATGCGAAACGTAGGGCGGCGAGATGACCACCGGCACCGTAGACGACTGGCTGAGCGCCCCCGCACCCCCGCCGAAGGCGATCGGGGCGCCGGCGCACAAGCCCGGCCCGAAGAGGGGCAAGACGGCAAAGCCCGGCCCAGAGAAGGCACCGCAGCGCCCGCTGGACAAGCTGGCGGCCGAGCTGGACGCGGCCCCCGAGGCGCCGCCCGGGGACGGCCTCGATCCACCACCGCCCCCGCCGCCCGCGCCGCCGCCCCCGAGGCCGCCGATGCCTGCCCGGCCGAAGGGCGAAATCTGGGAGGGCTGCCCGGTCAAGGCGCTCGGCGTGCATGGTGACACCTCGTATTTCCTCGACGTCCTCGGCCAGCTGCGCGGGGTCACCAAGATCGAGCGCACCAAGATCATGCACATCTTCGGCGACAGGTTCGACCTGCTCTGCCGCCATTTCCCGCAGATGGGGGCCCCGCGCGACGACGAGCCCGCGAAGCCCAAGCCCGGCAAGTTCGAGGGCGACGCCGCCGCCAGCGCCATGACACAGGCGGCGGCCGAGCAAGGGCTGATCGACCCCGACCGCGTGGTGCGCGGCCCCGGCGCCTGGGCGGACGAGGATGGCGGGCTGATCTACCATACCGGCGATCAGGTCTTCGTGCGCGGCAAATCCCGCCGCCCGGACCGGATCGGCGAATACATCTATCCGGCCGCGCCCTCGATCCCGCACCCGGCCCGCGCCGTGCGACCCGAGGACGATCCGGTGCCGGCCCTGCGCGCGGTTTTCGCGACGTGGAAATGGCGGCGGCCGTCGATCGACCCGATGGTGGTGGCCGGGATGGTCGGCTGCCAGATGATGGGCGGCGCGCTGAGCTGGCGCCCGCAATTCTGGATCACCGGCCCCAAATCCTCGGGCAAGTCGGATCTGCAAAAGCTGCTCGAAAGCCTCCAGGGCGGCGAATACGGGCTGATCAAGGCCGAGGACGCAAGCCCGGCCTCGATCGCCAACGCGCTTCGCATCACCACGCTGCCAGTGGCACTGGACGAGCTTGAGGCCACCGATACCGGCAGCGCAAAGGAGCGCGGCATCATCGAGATCATGCGTATCGCCTCATCCGGCGGTCACCGCACCCGCTCCGGCCCGGATCAGGGCTTGTCCAGGACGGTGCTGCGCTCGACCTTCGTGGCCTCCTCGATCATCATCCCCGGCGTGCTCTCGCCCCAGGACAAGAGCCGCCTCGTCATCCTCGACCTGGACCCTTTCGAGGGCGGCGAGGCCAAGCCCGACCTGCGCCCCTCGATCTGGCGGGCGCGCGGCGCATCGATCAAGCGGCTGCTGATCGACCGCTGGGGCAGCTGGGTGGAGCGGCTGGAGCTGTGGCGCGGCGCCTTCCGCGAGGCCGGCGGCTTCTCCAGCCGCGACGAGGATAACTGGGCCACCATCTGCGCCATGGCCGACATGATGGAGCACGAGGCCCTGCCCACACCCGCCCGGCTGGCCGAGATCATCGCCCGCGTGGCGCCGCAGGTGCGCGGCGCGCTGGACCATGGCAGCGACAGCGAGAGCCTGATCGTGCATCTGCTTGGCCAGATCTACGACCCCTACCGGCGCGGCGCGCAATATACGATCGGCCAGTGGCTGATGGTGGCGGGCAACCTGGACGGCGCGCCCGAGGCCCTGCGCGCCTCGCTGGCGGGCAACGATCTCGACACCTACAAGACGGCGCGGGAGCGGGCGGCCGAGGCGGCCAACGCCGTGCTGGCCCCGCTGCTGATCAAGGTCGCGGATCGCGGCGACGGCCCGGTGCTCTTCGTCGGCAACAACAAGGTGCCGCCGTTGCAGCAGGTCTTTCGCGATACGATCTGGCACGGTGGGGCCTGGGCTCAATCGCTCGGCCGGATCAAGGGTGCCTACACCCGGATCGACGGCAAATACGTTTCGCGCACCCTGGCCGGCACGTCGACCAAGGGTGTCGAGGTGCCCTTCGCCTCGATCCCCGGCCTTGCGGTCTTTCCGCAGGACCGCGCCCGCCCCGCGCCCCTTATTGCTCCGCCGGATGCGATGGAGGATTTTGCCTGATGGCCTGTGATCACATGCGCAACACCTTGATTTCCCGCCATTCTTCGCCCTTGCACCCGGACCCGCAGGAGCCGATAATGAAACGCGCCGGAGCCTCGCCCCATGGGTCTGGGCTTACGACAGCCCGAGGCCGGGTGTCGTGGAGTTGTCGTAAGCCTGTCGCGGGCTTTTCCCATGATAAATCAAAGCGTTGCGCCGTCTCACGACAGCACGACAGCTTTTTGCCTCGCGTATGTGCGCGGGCGGGCGCGCGCGCATGTTCGTGCGTGTGCGCGCGTGTGCGTGTGCGCGACGTGTCGTGTTGTCGTGCTGTCGTAACACTTCATAAGATATTGATAAGTAAAGAAAAACCATACGACAGAGCTTGCGACAGGGCCGCGATGGATTGTCGTAAGGCGCAGGCCTTTTCCCCGCCGAACCACGACAAGCCTTTGAAATCGCTTCGAAACAATAAAATATTCGGTGGAAATCATGGCTAAGGGCGGCAAGGGTGATGAGCGAGCGCTGAATGCCGAGCGCGGCGGTCGGGTGCTGGCCGAGGGCGAGCAGATGGGGCTGTTCGGCCCCGAGGGCGAGGCGATCCCGCCGGTCGAGCGGCGCGCCGGGCCGGGTCGGCCGGCGGGGTCGGGCAACAAGCTCAAGGCCAAACTGCGCGAGATGATGGCGCTGCGGGGTTACCGCGATCCGGCGGAGCAGCTGGCGATGCTGGCGGGGCTGGACCGGCCCGACCTGCACCCGCTTGCCTATGCCGCCCAGATCGCCGAGCAGACCGGCGAGGACCTTGCGGCGGTGCTGCGCGAGATGCGGCAGGCGGCAGGCGAACTCATGCCCTACTGGCACGCCAAGATCACCCCGGACGTGGCCGTCCAGGCGGCGGTGCAGGTGGTGATGCCCGGTGCGGTGGCCCCCGCCGCTGGCCCGGCGACGGCGCGGGACGTGACGCCGCAGCCCGGCCGGATCGCCCCGCCGCCCATGCCGCACCAGACCCAACAAAATCAAACACTTAGCGATGCCGCGCCCGATGCGGCGGATGCGAAATCGCGGACGGAATAAGCAATATGCGGAAATCATTGGGAAAATCCGGCTCTGTACGGTTGATCGAAAATCAACTGCCCGCCCCGCGCGGCGCGGCCTCGGCCGGCGCTTCGGCAGGCCACCCCCCCTTTGCGGCCAGCGCGAACGGAACCGGAACGCGCCCCCGGGGGGGAGGTCTGCGCGAAATCACTCTCCCCCTCTATGTGACCCCATGCAGCTCTTTCGGGGCCCCTGCCCGGCCGGCCAAGGGCCGAAACTTTGACGCAGGCGTCCGGGGTGCGGGGGTGCGCGCATGAGTGCCGGGGCGATGGCGCAAAGCGCGGAACGGGGTCGGGGGATTTCCGACGAACAGCTTGATCAGCTGCTTGGGCTGGATGCCCGGTCGGCGATCGACAGCCTAGACTTGCCGAATGCCGCTGTCCAGATGCCCGAGGTCCAGGGCAACGATTTCCCCGGCCCGATCGCCGAGGCGCTGTTCTGGGAGGATGCCGACATCACCGGCATTCAGGGGCCGGTCGGATCGGGCAAGACCACCACCACCCTGAAATCCCGCCTGCGCCGGGCGGTGATGATGCCGCGCTCGACCCGGGACCTGTACACCTCCGATCCCGATGCGCCCTATGGCTGGCGCCCGCTGACGCCGGAGGAGGCCGGGAACTGGCAGAAAGCGGGCCTGACGGTTGCAGGTATCCGCCGCTACAAGCTTCTGGCGATCCGCCAGACCTACCGGAACCTCTGGGCGACGACGATCCCGAGCTACCTGGAGACCTTCCCGAAGTATTTGGGCGAATGGTCCGGCGGGCGCGGCGATCCGGTGCGCCATGTGATCCGGTTCGACGACGGCATGGGCCCGATCGAGTTCATCACCGAATTCTTGGCCTTCGGCGATGACGTGATCGCTGCCATGCGGGGCGTGCAGACAACCGATATCTGGCTGAACGAGGCCGACACGGTGCCGGTGGACGTGCTGACCACGGGCATCGGCCGGATCGACCGCTGGCCCGGCGCCAGCCATTTCGAGGGCTACCCCCCCGAGCTGCGCGGCTATGGTCAGATCATCTGCGACTTCAACGCGCCGGACGAAGAGAACTGGACATTCCGCGTGTTCCATGACGAAGCAGAGCGCAAGAAGATCGTGGATCTGATCATGGCAGGCCTGCCCGAGGGCGCGCGGCCGATCCGCATCACCTTCCACAACCAGCCCGGCTATGGCCAGCCGGGATGCGAGAACCTGAAGAACCTCGCCGCCAGCTACTATCCGCGGCAGATCGCGGCCAACACGCTGGCCGGTCGTGGCGACATGAACGACCGGCTGGTCTACAACAAGATCGTTTACCTGCGGGCCGGTGACCCGGTTTTCCGGCGAGAGTTCAACAAGCGGGTGCATGTCGCGGCCGAGACGATCCCGCTCCTTCCCGGTCTGCCGCTGAAGCTGGGGCTGGACCAAGGCCTGCGAGGCGCGGCCGTCATCGCCCAGTTCGCGCCGCCCTTCCACTGGCGCATCCTGGCCGAGCTGCACTTCCCGAAGGAACGGCTGCTTGCCGTGGTCTTCGGCCAGCGCCTTGCCGCGCTGCTGTCCGGGCCGCGCTTCAACGGCGTGCGGATCGAGGGCGGCTGGGGCGACATGGCGGGCGAACAGGGATCATCGCTGGCCGCCGACGAAAACCGCACCTGGAACCTTGCGGTGGGCCAGACGGCCGGTTTCCGCGTGCGCCCGCAGAAGATCGGCACCAACCGTATCCAGCCGCGGCTGGAGGCGGTGCGCGCGCCGCTGGAATTCATGCACGGCGGCGAGCCGGGCCTGCTGATCGACCCGTCCTGCAAGTTCCTGATCCGGGGTTTCGAGGCCCGGTATGTCTGGACAGACGAGATCGACGCCAGCGGCGACAAGCGCAAGGTGCCCGACAAGAGCCTGACCGAGGCGAACGTCATGGACGCGCTGCAATACTTGCTTCTGTCGGAGGGCAAGCCCTCGGGCCTTTCCAAATTCTCCTTCCCCGGCGAGGCCGCATCGGCCGCCCCGGAGACGCCACGCGGCCAGTCGGGCCGCGCCACGGCCGGCCTGCAAACCGGCTTCGATGTAACCGATCCTTATGGAGATTGATCCAATGAACCGGATGTTGAAATGGTTCCGCTTCACCCATCTGTCCGCCCATCTTCAGGAGGTGAGCGCGCCCTGCGCCGACCTGGCAACCACGATGGATGCCGCCCTCCCCGAAAGCGCGGAAAAGACCGCCGGGATGCGCAAGCTTCTGGAGGCAAAGGATTGCTTCGTCCGCGCGAAGCTCGAAAGCATGGAGGGCTGACAGATGGATTTCGGAGAGGCAATCCGTGCCCTGAAGGCCGGCAAGATGGTCGCCCGCACAGGCTGGAATGGCAAGGGCATGTGGCTGGCCTACACGCCGGGCAGCACCTTCCCCGCCGTCTACGCCAAAGACGGGCACGCCGCCAAACACCGCGCAGCCGAAGTTGGCACTGAGGGTGAAATCACCCTGTTGCCGCATATCGACATGCGCGCGGCTGACGGCAGCATGGTCATCGGCTGGCTGGCAAGTCAGACCGACATGCTGGCGGAAGACTGGGAAGAGGTGGTGTTCTGACCATGGCCAATACCGTGATCATCTTCGGGCCTGCCGGTTGCGGCAAGACCCGGAACGCCAAGGCGCTGCAACGGTTCTACGGCTGCAACGCCATCGTCGACGAATGGGAGGATGGCGACCCGGTTTCTCCCGGCGCCCTCCACCTTACCATCCAGCAACCGACAGGGCGCCACAGAGCCATCGTGGCGTCGTTCGCCACGGCCATCGCAGCCGCAACAGGGGAGATCTGACCATGACGAAAACCAATCCCGGCGCTGTTGCGTCGAACCCGGCCCCCGTTGCGGCCGAGGCCGATCCCGTTGCACCGCCGGCCGAGGGAGCAAATGTCCATGGCATCGGTCCCGATACCGATGGCGGGCCGAACCCGGACTTCGTGCCGGATGCCGATCCGAAACTGCCCGATGACGCGCAGATGGCGGATCCGGCGGCCCTGCCGGATACCATGTTGTTGCAGCGCCTGGTCGAGGCCATCACCGCGCGCAACACCGATCAGCACCGGGACGCCCTCTGGCACGAGCTTGAGCAACTGGGCGCCTCGATCCAGTCGGGGCGCATGGTGCTGGCCGGGGTCAGTGCCGGCGGCACCGGCACCCTCGCCAGCCTGCTGTCCAACTGGTGCAACGCCGCCCGGCGTCAGATGATGGAGGCGGGCCATGTCTGATCCCTGCGCCATCACAGCCGACGAGCTGCGCCAGTTCCTGGAGCGTTACGAGCAGCTTGAAGCCGAAAGGAAGGACATCACCGATCAACAGAAGGAGGTGATGGCCGAGGCCAAGGGCCGCGGCTACGACACCGGCGTGTTGCGCAAGATCCTCGCCCTGCGCAAGCGCCGGGCCGATGACATCGCCGAGGAAGAGGCCATCCTTGACCTCTACAAGCAAGCCCTGGGCATGGCATGAGCCTCCGCGTCGCGCCCTATGAAGATCTGGCGGCCAAGGCGGTCTTCGACCGGCTCGACCCGGCCGACCATCTGGAATGCGAGATCGTGCGCGGCCAGCCCGCCACGCCGCTGGCGCTCTGGGCGGATTGGCGATCGGTGGAACCGCTGCGGCTGGCCTCCTTCGTCGCTCATGCGGGCGCGACGCCCTTCGCGGTCTTCGGCCTGTCCCATACCGGGCAGGCCGGGGTCGCGGCGGCGGCCTTGCTGGCCCGCGACCATGCGCGGTTCCGCCTGCCGCTGGGGCGGCTGGCCGTGACCATCGCCCGCGCCCTGCCCGGCTTCGCGGCCGAGCACGGTATCCGGCGGATCGAGGCCCGGAGCCACTTTTACCACCCGTCGGCCCATGTGCTTTTGCGGGGCATCGGTTTCATGTCCGAATGCGTGATGCCCGGATTTGGCTTGACGGGCGATGCGCTTTTCCGACAATGGGCATGGCTGGCGGCCGAACACCCGCCCGCCCCTGTTTCCGCTTGCCAAAACCCGGAAATCAGGAGTTGACCCCAATGTGTTTCGTGAAGTCCGCGACGCCCCGCCCGGCGCAGATCGCCGCATATGACAATACCGAAGCCAACGAACAGGCCGACCTGGAAGCCCGGTTGCGCAAGCGCCGGCGCGGTGCGGCGGCGAATATCCTGACCGGGGCGTCCGGCATTCCGGCCACACCGACGCTGGGCGGGGTGGCATCGTGACTAGCCCCTCCCCCATCATGGAGAAGGACCCGCGCGCTGAGCTGGCCGAACGACGCTGGACCGAGCTGAAATCCGGCCGGGCCTGGCATGAACAGCTCTGGGAGGACATCGCCCGGCTGATGCGCCCGGGCCGGGGTGGCTTCGGCCTGGACGATCCCGGCGCCCGCACGATCGAGAAGCCGCTGTCCTCGGCCCCGATCCACGCCAACGACAATTTCGCGGCCGGCCTTTACGGTACGTTGACCAACCCGGCGAACCGCTGGTTCGGCTTCAAGACCAACGACGCCGATCTGAATGCCTGGCACACTGGCAAGCTGTGGCTCGATCATGTCACGGATCGCGTGCTGGCCAGCTTTGCCCCGTCGATCAGCCCATTCTATTCCGCAACGACACAGGTGTTTTCCGATTTGTCGAGCTTCGGCAATGGTGCTCAATACGACGAGGTTGTGCTGTCCGAGCGCAAAATCCTCGACATCACCCTGTCGCTGGCAGAAGTGGTGTTCGAGATCGACGGCTTCGGCCGCATCTGCGAGGTGGTGCGCAAGTTCCGGCTGACCCCTGCACAGGCCATGTCGATGTTCCGGGGTAAGGCGCTGCCGGCCAAGCTGGTCGAGATGGCCGAAAAGGGCGTGGCCGACAAGGCGATTTTCTTCCACCATGTGATGAAGAACGATGACTGGCGCCCGTTCTACCGGCTTGGCGTGCGCGGCAAGGCATGGGTCAGCCGCTATGCCTGCGAGATCGGCGGTACGCTGGTATCCGAAAGCGGCTATGACGAGATGCCGTTCTTCGCCCCGCGCTGGCAGGTGGACAGTGGCCAGACCTACGGCCTCGGCCCCGGCTTCGTGGCCCTGCCCTCGTCGCGGTCGCTCCAGCGGATGGAGGATGCCACCCTGCGGGCGGCGCAGCGCGCGGCCGATCCGACGCTGCTCGCCCCCGATCGGGAGGACTTCCCGCTGAACGGGCGCATCCGTCCCGGCGAGGTCGTATATGGCGCCATGGACATGCAGGGGCGCGTCCTGGTGCGACCGCTGGAGATGGCCGGCGGCATGAACCTGACACTGCAAGAGCGCCAGCAGAAGCTGGAGGAAATCCGCGACGCCTTCCACTACACGTTGATGAATTTGGCAGGGCGCACCGGCATGACTGCAACCGAGGTGATGGCGATCACCGAAGAGCGGCAGCGGCTTTGGGCGCCCTATCAGGGTCGCGTACAGGAGGAATTCCTGGCCCCGAAGATAGCCCGCCGCTTCGCGCTGCTCTGGCGCGCCGGTCAAATCCGGCCCCCGCCGCCCGAGATGGCCGGGGCCGGGCTCCAGGTGGATTACCAGTCGGCGGCGGCGGCGGCGCAACGCAGCGTCGAGGGCAATGCGGTGCTGCGCATCATCCAGGACGTGGCGCCGCTGATCCAGATCACGCCACGCATCGCCGAGCGTTTCGACCCGGACGGGCTGCTGGAAACCCTGATCGACGCGCGCGGCGCCCCGGCCCGCGCCTTCCGGTCGCGTGAAGATGCCGACCGCATCGCGGCCGAGCGCCAGCAGGCGGAACAGGCTGCGATGATGATGCAGGCCGCGCAGGCCGGGGCCGGCGCGCTGAAGGATGCCGCCGGCGCCGAGGCCGCGCTTGCGCAGGCACAGCGGGGCGCCCCCGCATGATCTGGAACCGCTCCGCGATCTTCGCCACGCTCTTTCCGCGATCCGCCGGCATGGCCGCGATCCGCGCCGCCCGGCGCTGGCGCAAGGCTTTCGGCGCCGATCCCGAGCTTGCGGCCGACCTGATCCGGCTTGGCGGCGTGCTGGCCATGACGCCGCCGAGCGGCGCGACGGCCGAACAGCTTTCCTATGAGGCGGGGCGGCGCGACTTCGCCCTGCAACTTCTCGGCGCGGGGGGTATTTCCCCCTATGAACTCAACCGCTTGATGGGTGATCCCGATGCGTAACTTTTACCTTTCCTTCCTCCGCCAGCCCGTCCGGCAGGTGCCGGATGGCGGATCGGGTGGCGGCAATCCCCCGCTCACCGATCCGCCGCCCGCCGACGATCCGCCCTCGCAGAAATGGTGGGAGCAATCCGCGTTCGGGGATCCGGCGCGCCAGTATCTGACCGCCAAGGGCCTGACGCTGGACGATCCCCTGGCCGCGATGCCCAAGCTCGTGGATATTGCGAGCAACGCGGAAAAGCGCATCGGCAAAGGGCTGGACAGCATCATCGACAAGCCCGGCAAGGATCAACCCTTCGCGGACTGGGCGCGCGCGAATGCGGCCGCCCTGGGCCTGCCGGAGAAGGAAGACGGCTATACCGTCACACCGCCCGACACCTGGCCGAAAGATATGCCCTGGAATGGCGACCTGGAGGGCAAGGCTCGCAAGCTGGCCTTCGATATGGGCGTGCCACCCGAGGCGCATAAAGCCTATGTCGGCCTGTTCGCCGAGGAAATGCGGCGGATCTCCGATGCGGCCGGCGCCGATTTCGAAACCGCGCGCGAACAGATGCTGGTCGATCTGTCGAAGGATTTCGGCGACCAGACCCCGGCCGTCATCGCCCGCGCGCGTCAAGCGGCATCCATTGTGGCCGAGAAGGCCGGTCTATCCGCCGAGGGGCTGGAGGCGGTGAGCCATCTTCTCTCCGACAAGGCCGGCGATGCCGGCGTGATCCGGCTGTTCGCCGCCATCGGAGAGTTGGCCGGCGAGGACAGCCTTGTCGGCCGCAGCCTTGGTGCGCCGCTGGGCCAGACCCCGGCCGATGCCCGTGCCGAGCTTCAGAAGATGATGGCGCCGGGCGGCGACTGGTACGAGGCCAGCGCCGCCGGCAATCTCGCGAAGCTGAAGGAACTGAAGCCGCGCTTCGACCAGCTCTCGAAACTGGCGGCGCGCTGACCATGGCGATCGACGAACTGCAACAGGTGGCGCAGGCCCGCGCCACCATGCTGATGCGCGGCTACGAGCCGCTGGCGCTGGAAATCGGTCCAGCGTTCAACCGCCAGCTCGGCGCGCATGTCAGCGCCGAGGGTATTCTGCTTGACATGGAGGTCAGGGTGCGCCGCGACATGGAAGGGTTTCGCGTCGTTCCTGCCACGCCGATTTGAGATCAAACCCCGCGAAATCAAGTGTTCGCGGGGTTTATCTCACGCGGGGGCTTGACAAATACCCATGCGGCGGAGTCGAATCGCCCTTGACGGGCAACCCGGCCAGCCGGGTCCAGACGACAGCGGGAAAGACTGCCGCCGACAGGGGCGATCCCTCAGGACGGGTCCGGCAACGGGCAACCCTGCCGAAAACTCACACATCATCGTCAGTTTTCTCAGGAGGGACCCATGTCCTATTCCCAGAGGGTGGAGCAGCTCCACCGTTATCAATACGCCGCCAATGTCACGATGGTGGCGCAGCAGATGAAGAACCCCCTGCTCCCGGCCGTGACCATCGTGCCCGCCACCGGCGAGGCTCAATCGGTTTCCGAGCTGGTGGCCCAGCTCGACTACACGCGCGGCGAGGCGCGCACCCGGCGCAACGTCGAAAACCCGATCTCCGCATCGCGGCGCTGGGTGACCTACGACGTGACCAACGAGGTGAAGAGCGGTCAGTATCTCGACCGGGAAGACAAGTTCAAGATGGCGTCCGATCCCACCTCGACCGTGGTGCGCGCGCACACCGGCGCCGTGACGCGGGGCTATATGGACAACCTGCTCGGCTGCGAGAAAGACGGTTCCGGCAGCTTTGCCATCACGCGGGGCGGGATCTACGGCATCGCCCGCGAGGGCAAGACGCCCGGCGCCGGCACGCCGCTGCCCCCGAGCCAGTATCTGACCGAGGACGCCAACGGCCTGAACCTCGACAAGCTCATCGCCGCCGTGGAAATGCTGCATCTCGCGGATTTCGGGATCGACAGCGATCTGGACCCGCTCTACGCACTCATCTCGCCGAAGCAGAAATCCGACCTGCTGCGCATCGCCGCCGCCCCGACCGCCGGCAATATCAACGCCTTCGACGTGCGCCAGCTCGAAAGCGGCAAGCCGACCCCGCTGATGGGCGTGAACTGGATCATGACGAACCGGGTGCCGAAAAGCGCGACCGGCAAGCGGCTGGTTGCGGTCTGGTCGAAGGCGAACATCGTCGGCGGCGAATACGAGGCGATCAACGGCGATATGTGGAACGACACCAGCGCCGACAATCTGCCCTATGCCCGTGTCCGCGCCAATGTCGATGCGGTGCGCGCCCAGGACAAGGGCGTCGTCGTCATCCCCTGCACCGAAACCTGATCCCGGCCGCCCGGAGTTGCCGGGCGGCTCACCCCGCCATCCCCGAAAGGAGGCCATCATGGCCGTTGTGAAGATCAAGTCCGACCTGACCACAGGCGAGCCGGATCCCGCGAAGCATCGCGGGCGCCCGATCGTCGCCGCGCTTTCCGTCGCAAACTCGGCGACCGACAGCATCGGCTCGAAATATCACCTGATCGACCTGCCGTCCTGCGCGATCCTCGACGCCCGCACCGCCTTCCAGGTGCAGAACTGGGGCTTCGCGGATATTCGGATCGGCACCGAGAGCGACAATGACGCGCTGGTATCGGTGCTGAAATCCGCCGGCAACGTGGTTTCGCCGGCCGTTCAGTTCGATGCGAAGCACGGCAAGCCGCTCTGGCAGGTGCTTGGGCTGGCCGCCGACCCGGGCGGCATGATCGGCCTCTACGCCCATGCCATCGCGGCCGCGACCGGCGCCGGCACGATGCTCGCCGAAGTGCATTACCGCTTCCGCTGACAGCTGGACTGGGGCCGCGCCGCCCGCGCGGCCCGCACCTGCCTTTCCCCGAGGACATCATGACGGCCCTTGCCAATTCCGGTATCGTCGCGCAGGCATTCCGCTTCATCGAGCGGCGCCCGCCAGCATCTTTCGACGACGCCACCGAAGAGGCTGTAGCCGCGACCGAACAATATCCCTTGGCGCTTGGCCATTGCCTCGCCCGATCCGACTGGTCTTTCGCCAGCACCCGGGCGGCCCTTTCAGCCAAGCTCGATCCGTTTCCAGATCCTGTACTGCCACACCTTTACCACTTGCCTCCCGATTGCGTCCGGGTGCACGAGGTCGGCCGCGACGGCTCACGTTGGCGGATCGACCGCGAGGGGCTGAGGGCGGATGCACCCGCCCCGCTGACGATCCGCTACACCGCACGGATCGACAACGAGACCCGGTTGCCGGACCTGTTTCGCACGGCCGTATCGCTGCGGCTGGCTTGGCTCCTGGCCCCCCGCTACTTGGAGACACGCACAAAGATCGCGGATCTTGATGCGCAGTGGCGCGACATCATCAAGCAGGCGGCTCGAGAGGACGCCCGCACCGCCTCGGCCTCCCGCTACGATGGCTTGCCGGATCAGCCCGATTGGGTAGAGGCGGCCCAGCAATGAGGACCTCGCCGCCACAAGTCGCATTCTCTTCAGGCGAACTGGACCCGCTGCTCGCCCGCCGCTTCGACTATCGGCGATTTCAGACCGGGCTCGCGCGCTGCCGCGGCTTTCTGCCCCTGCCGCAGGGCGGCTTCACCCGTGCACCCGGCACGATCCATCGCGGCGAGGCGCTGGATGACGGGATCCTCATCCCGTTCCAGTTCGCCGCGAACGATGCCCTGATCCTCGAATTCACGGCCCGAAAGATGCGGGTGTGGCGCTACGGATCGCTGATCATGGCAGACGGCAACCCATACGAGCTGACGGTGCCCTATGATCTGGCGGCGTTGCGACGGCTGCAATGGGTGCAATCGGCGGACGTGATCTACCTCGCGGACGGACAGACGCCGATCCATGTCCTCAGCCGTTTCGCGCTGGATAACTGGTCGATCGAGCCGGCGGTGTTCGACGCCGGCCCCTTCAAGGTCCAGAATTTGCGCCGGACGCGCCGCATACAGGCGAGTGCCGCCACCGGGACAGTGACGCTGACCGCCAACTGGTCGTATTTCGGCCAGGGTCACGTGGGCTGCCTGATGCGGCTGACTCCAGTGGACAATACCAGCACACCGCTCTGGACCTCGAACGAGAGCCTGACTGTTGGGGATATGCGGCGGTATGGCGACCGTATCTACGAGCTGGTCGCGGGATCCAATGCCGGAGAGAACCCGCCAATCCACCACGAAGGTGTGTCGATGGTCGATAACGCGCCAACCAAGTGGCGCTTCATCTCCGATGACACCGGTATCGTGCGTATCACGCAGGTGGCCTCCGCAACCTCCGCCACGGCCGAGGTGCTGCGGGCGATCCCGCGCGGCTGCGTCGATGATCCCACCTATCGCTGGTCGGAGGGCGCCTGGTCGTCCCGATCGGGCTACCCGGGCGCGCTCGAAATCTTCGATCAGCGCCTGGTTGCCGCCGCCAGTACGGCCGAGCCGCGCACGATCTGGTTTTCCGCCGTGGGCGATTATTCGGATTTCGGCGACGGGACCGAGGCGGACGAAGCGTTCGGCTACTCGATTTCCGGCGATGGCTCCGTCAACAGGATCGTCAACCTCCGGCGCGGCCGCAGCGGCCTGCACGTCTTCGCCCTGGGAGAGGAATATGTGACCCGCGCGGAAAACCGCAGCGCCGCCATCGGTCCGACGAATGTGGTTTTCGAAACGGCGGGCAGCGCAGGTTCGAACGGGACGCGCCCGATCACCCCGGACGGCGATCCGATTTTCGTGGCGCGCGACGGCCAGCGCGTGATGTTGCTCAGTTACGACATCCAGCGGGATGGTAGCCGCGCCACGCGGCTGTCGCTCCCGGCACAGCATCTGGGCGAGATGGGGTTCGAGCAAATCGCGTGGCAGGCGATGCCGTCTCCCTGCGCCTGGATCAGACTGGCAACGGGCGATCTGGCCGCGATGATCTACGATCCATCGGAGGAGGTGCTGGGCTGGGCGGTCATCCCCCTCGCGGGCGGCGAGGTGCGCAGCATCGCCATCGTGCCTGGCCTGTCCGGCCGACAGGACAGTCTCACCATGATCGTGCGGCGCCAGATGGGCGGAGCCCTGCGTCACCACGTCGAAGAGCAGAGCTTCACTTACGGCGTTCTTTCCGGATCGCAGGATGTGGCCGAGGCAAATCACCTGTTCTGCGCAACCGAATTCGTGCCCGACGAACGGCGCGCTACCTTCGTCGTCCCTCATCTTGCCGGCTGCGTTGTAAGCGCCTGGACGGATTTGGGGGTCTGGTCCGGGCTCGTTGTGGATGAGACCGGCACCGTGACCCTGCCTGCCATGGTGGCCCGTGCCTGGATCGGCCTGTTCGACGCGACGCATGAGGCCGTCACGCTGGACATTCAGGCTGCCGCGCCCGACGGAAACACCAGCGGCCGCCTGAAGCGCGTCACGCGGGTAGTGGTCGCCGTCCACCGATCTGCGCAGGGCCGCATCGCGCTGATCGAAACTGCGCCCGACGGTGCCGCCGCTGTGGTCTCGGACGAGCGGGACATCATCGAGAAGGCGCCCGGTGCCGGCCCCTATGACGCGGTGACCGGCCTCGTGCGCACCTCCGTGCTCTCCGGGAATGCCAGTGAAGTCCAGGTGCGCATCCGTCCTTTCGGTGGAGCGCCGCTCACCATCACATCCATCGTTCCCACAGTGCAGGAGGCGGGCGGCTGACATGTGCGGACCCCAGATACTAGGTCTGTTCGGACTGGGCGGCGCCACCGCCGCCGGCGCCACCGCCGCCGCCGGCATCGGCGGTAGCCTCGGCACGATCCTCGGCGTCGGCGGCGCGCTGATCCAGGGTGTCTCGTCCTATCAGGCCGGGCGCGCACAAGCGGCCGCGCTGCAACAGCAAGCGCAGGACGAGGCGCGCCTGACGGCACAGGAGGACCAGCGCAAACGCCGCGAATACCTGTCCGCCATGGGCCAGCAGCGGGCCGAGCTGGCGGCGCGAGGCGTCACGCTCGACAGCCCGACGGCGATTTCGCTGGGCCAATCGGCCGCGCGCGAAATGAGCTTTGACAGCCAGTCAATCAGGTCACGCGGCGCGGCGCGGCAGCAGGAACTGTCTGCGGAGGCCCGCATGGCCCGCGCGCAGGGCCTGACCGGCCTCTTGCGCGGCTCCATCAGTGCCGCCGGCAGCCTGCTGCGCGGCAATCCCGATCTCTGGCCCGGTTTCGAAAGGACATAAGTCATGGCCCTGACCATCCCCCGCGCCGGCACCCTTGCCGGCGCCGCCGCCAGCATCCGCGTCGCCACGCCGCAGGTCGGAGACGCCATCGCGCAGCTCGGCGACTTCATCCAGCAAAAGCAGCTGGAATTCCGCCAGCAGCGGCAGCAGATCGACATGCGCCGCACCCAGCTCGACATCACGCGTGAGATGGGCGCTGCCCGGCAGGAGGTCGCACAGATGACCGACCCGGACGAGATCGATCAGACATGGATGGCGCGCTCGGCCGAAATCCGGGCGAAATATCTCGGTCCGGACGAGAATGGCAATCCGCGCTACGACGAGGACACCGCCGCCGAGCTCGATCTGGCATTTACCGAATTGAACGACAAGCATGCGCTGGCGGTCGGAAACCACAATATCGCCATGCGCCAGTCGCAGCGCGAAGCGGCCTATGTGGCGCTGCAATCGGACATCCTGGCACGCGCCGCCACCGCCGATCCCGAGACGCTGGACGCCTATGTCGACCTGGGCACGGCCGGCATCGAGGACAGGCTGCGCGCCGGCACGATCACCCCGGAACAGGCCGCAAGGGAACGCGCCGCGCTCGGCGCCGAGATCTACGGCGCCCGGGCGGCTCAGATGATCGAGGACGATCCCGCCGCTTTCCTGGCGGCCACCACCCCCGACGGAAACAGCGACAATGGCCCGTGGAACGCGCTCGGCCCCAAGCTCGCAGATTACCGGCTGAACGCGGAGCGGGAGGTGAAGCAGCGCGAGGCTGCGGCCCTGAAGGCCGGAGAGGCTGCGGTAAGAGCGCAGAACACGGCGCTGGTAAAGCGGCTGGGCGAAATGTCCAGCCTGATGGGGGATGGTTTCCGGGTCGAGGACGAAGCCCTGCTGTCCAGCCCGGCAATCGCCGGCAACCCAGATCCAGAGGTCCAGGGGGCCGCCGCCGCCGCGATGGCCGCCCAGACGCTGCGCGACGAGAACCCCGGTATCCGCCTGATGACCCCTGCCCAACTGGATGCGCAGATTGCCGCCGAGATGGCGCGCCCGGTCAGCCACAGATACCAGACCGAGCGCGTGGCGGTGCTGAAGAAGTGGCGCGACGAGATGGCCGCCCAATCCGATACCGATTATGTCGGCCTGATGCGCAGAGGCGGCATGGTGGTTCCCGATCTGCCGGAGTTCGACCCGGCAGATCCCGAGGCATTCGCGGCCGGGCTGGTCGGCCGGATGGGTTTCGACCAATGGGCGCGTGAGGGAAATCGCACCCGTACGCAGGCGGTGTTCAGCGCCGACGAAAGGGCGCGGCTGAAGCCGGTGCTGGACCCGAAGGCGGATGTGGCGCCGAAGCTCGCGCTGGCGCAATCCATGCTCGCCGCCAGCGGCGGCAAGGTGGATCGCCTCGCCGGGGCGGCCGGGGCCGATCCGGTCTTCACCCGGGCCGCCCGCCTCATGGCAGCCACTGGCAATGTTGGGCTGGCCGAGGAGATCCTGCGCGGCCAGCAGAGGGCCGCCAGCGATACCGTAAACCTGCCGAGCAAGACGCAGATGACCACGGTTTTCAACGAAATCGCGGGGCCGATCTTCGAGGGCGGCAGAACGGAACAGGAGAGGGATGCCGCGCAAAGGGCGAAGGAGGAAATTCTTCAGGCCGCGATGGCGCTCTATGCAAACGATGCGGGCAGCACGAACCCTGACGGGGCAGACAGCGCGAAGCCGTTCATAAGCGATGGCAAAGCGCAGGCGGTATTCGGGACGGCTATCCAGCGGGTCCTGGGCGCCAGGGCTGACAGGAACGGCGCCCTGGCGATCGGCGGTTTGCAGACCATCAACGAGATGCCCGTATGGCTGCCGCCGGGGGTCGCCGGCGAAGAAGTCGAGATGTCGCTGAATATTCTGGAAGACCATCTGCGCGGCAAGGTGCGCTTGGATCTTTATGGCGAGCGCTCTTACGGGTGGGACGATAGCCAGCCCGAGCCCGACCGGATGCGCGCCTTCAAGGCCGCCAGCCTGACCGGCCGGGCGCCGAACCTCGGCAATGACCCGGCCCGGCGCTTCGGCATGGTCTTTCCGCACCGCGTCGGCGAAAGCGATGTGTTCGAGTTGCGCTATGTCGATAATGGCCGCACATACACGGTTCCCGAGGTCGACAACCCGCGTGGCACCGCCTGGCGTTTCCGCCTGCCGGACCTGATGCGCGAGGCCGCGAAATGACCGATCTTGCGCGGAAGGACGAGGATCTTGGCGGCACGGCGGCCCTGCCGTCACCGTCACCCGAGCCGCTTGTTAGACCGGCGTCTAACATCGACCCGGACCTGCCGCCGCCGGAAGAAGGCCTTGAGCCGCCGCCCGACATGGATGCCAGCTTCGGCGAGGTGGTCTCGGCCGGGTGGACGGCCGAGACCATCAGGACGGATGCCTGGGACCACGCCGCGCGCAAACGCCGCGAACTGGCGGACCGGATGTTCGACATCCTGCCCTCGGAGGCCAAGAGCCGCGTCTGGTCGCGCTTTGCGGACAATTCGACCGGCTGGACCACTTTCGAAGACATCGTGATCGCCGAAGCGGCCGAGGCCGCGAAATCACCAGAGGCCGCCGCCGACTGGGCCGGGTTTCCGCTGTCCGCCGATGCGCTGCAACAGCGGATCCAGAAGGAGCGCCGTAACGAGCTGGACGCGGCGCAGCGTGTGCTGGATCAGCCCGGCGGTGGGTTGGCCGAGTTCGTCGGCGCGTCCGCGCGGGCGATGACCGACCAAGCCAGCCTGATGATGATGCCGCTCGGTGGTGGCTCCGGCAGCGCCCTGCGCATCATCGCCGGCGAGGCCGCGCTTGGCGCCCTTGGCGAAGCCGCGATCCTGCCGCGCGAATACGAGGTCGCGGCCGAACTCGACCTGCCGGATCCCGATCCGCTGGCGCGTATCGCCACCGGCGCGCTTCTCGGCGGCGGGCTCTCCGCCGGCATCCTCGGCATCGCCAAGGGCGCGGGCCTCTGGCGCGCCCGCCGGGCCGGACTGGACGCGGCCCGCCCGGAGGGGGCCGACGCTCTGGACTTCGAGGCCCGGGTGGACGATGCCGAGGACGCCCTGACCGGCCGGATGACCGTGCAGCAGGCCGTCGCCCCCCGAATGCAGCCCACGGTCGAGGCAGGCACCCTGCCGGCGATCCTGTCCGAGGCGAATTATGACGAGGGCGCCACCCTGAGCGCGATCATCGGCGTGGAGAGCGGCGGCAACGCCACGGCGGCGAACCCGAACAGCAGCGCGCTCGGCGCCGGGCAGTTCATCGCCGGCACATGGCTCGACATGATCCGCCGCCATCGTCCGGACCTGATGCAGGGGCGCACCGCCAACGAGGTGCTGGGCCTGCGCACCGATCCGGCGCTGAGCCGGGAAATGACCCTGCGCTACATGCGCGAGAACCAGCAGAAGATGCGGGATGCGGGCATCGCCCAGGTCGGCGCCGGCGAAACCTATCTGGCGCATTTCATGGGGCCGGACGGGGCGATCAAGGCGCTGCGGGCGCCGCTGGATACTCCGCTGGCGCGGGTGATGACGCCCAAAGCCATCACCGCCAACAAGGGGATCAGGTATAACGGCAAGTCCTTCGCGGATTTCACGGTCTACGACCTGCGCATGTGGGCGCGCCAGAAGATGGCTCGATCCGGCGCGGGCGGCGCGGCGCCGTCGTCCGACCTGCCGGTATTCTCGGGCCCGACCTCGCGCGGCTATACCGGCACCAACCAGATGCGCGTGAGCGACGACATGCGCGTCGACGTGCAATACGAGATCGTCGATGCCGCCACGCTCCGGCGCGCCGGGGGCGATCTTCAGCCGCGCGATCGCAGCGGCGTGAACAGCGACATCTGGATCGCCGAGCAGGCGGCGCGGCTCGATCCGGCCCAGCTCGGCCGCAGTCCGAACGCCTCGACCGGCGCGCCGCTGGTCGGCCCCGACAATGTGATCGAAAGCGGCAACGGCCGCTTCGGCATCATCTCACGCGCCTACGAACACCATCCAGACCGCGCGGATGCCTATCGCGCCTTCCTGAAGGCCGAGGGCTTTGCCATCCCCGAGGGCGTGAAACAGCCCGTCCTGATCGCCCGGCGCCAGACCGAACTGGATCACGCCGGCCGGGTCCGGCTGGTCAACGATGCGCAGGACAGTGGCGTCGCGGTGATGCGCCCGGTCGAGATGGCGAAATCCAACGCCCGCAACCTGACCGACGGGCGCATGGCGTTGTTCCGCGGCGCCGACGATCTGGACGCCGAGGGGAACAAGGCCTTCGTGAAGTCCTGGCTGGAAGGCCTGCCTTCGTCCCTCCGCAGCGCGGTCACCGATGGCGATAACGGGTTGAACAGCTTCGGCCGCCGCACCCTGCGGGAGGCGATCTTCGCCCGCGCCTGGCCCGAGGACGCGCTGATCGAGATGATGACCGAGGGCGCGGCCGGAGAGATGAAGACGCTGATGGATGCGCTGGTGCGCGCAGCGCCAGACTGGGCCTTGCTGCGGGCCGACATCGAGGCCGGCCGGGTCGCCCCCGAATTCGACCTGACCGGCAACGTGCTGGACGCCATGCGGCTGATCGTGGCGGCGCGCCAGACCGCCCGGCGCGAGAAGCAGACCATGACGGCCGCGATGGCCGATCTGCTCGACAGCCCCGACTTGCTGGACGGATCGGTCGCGCCGGTCACCCTGGGCCTGCTGCGCAAGATGTGGCGCGGCGGCCGCACCGCGCCCGAAGAGGAAATCGCGGGCTTCCTGTCGCGCTACGCGGCCGAGGCGCGGCGGGCCAGCGACGCGGCGGATGGCTTTTTCGCCGCACCCACGCCGGTCGATGTGCTGCGCGCGCTGGACCGCGAGACCTTCGTCGGCCTGCCCGATGACGTGGCGGCCGCGATGGGCGAGCGGATGCCCGCACCGCGCGAGCCTACCGCACTGCCGGACGAAGGCTTCGCCGAGGGCGCGGAAAGCCCCGAGGCGATCGAGGCCGACACTATCGCCGCCGCCGAGCATCGGCGCGGGGCAGACATGGCGGAGCTTGCAGCCATCGTCGAGCGGGGCGGCAGCGCCGAGGAAATCGCCGCGCATCCGGCTGTGCGGCAGGTCTTGCGGGCTGCGGAGGATATTACGCCGACCCACCTGCACGCCGATTTCGACACGCCGGAATTCTGGTCGTCGCGCGAATACCGGGCGCGCGGCGAAATATTGCTTGGCAGGGAAGCGGCAGAGGACTACCTTTATGCGCAGGCGAGGCGCATTGCCTGGACCGACGAAGGTCTGTCGCCACCATCCTCCATCTCGCAGGATCGCAAGGCGGTCATCTTGCTGGGTCCGCCGGCGGCCGGCAAATCCTCGATCGCCAATCCTTATGCGCGCGACCTGAACGCGGCGATCATCGACGCCGACGAGGCCAAGAAGATCATCCCTGAATATCAGGGCGGGTTGGGTGCCAGTGCGGTGCATGAGGAAAGCGGCATCCTGATTGATGGCGCGTTGTCCCGGGCGGTTCAGGCGGGTGACAATATGGTGCTGCCCAAAGTCGGCGGCTCCGAGCGATCCATCGCGGATCTGGCCGCGGGCCTTCGCGGCCGGGGATACAGCGTTGACATCGTGCTGGTGGACGTGCCGCCCGCCGAAACCTGGCGCCGGATGATCGGGCGCTTTGTGGCCACGGGCCGCCTGATCCCGCCCGATGTGATGCAGAAGGGGATTGACGGAGCGCCCCGGACTTACGACCTGTTGAAGAAGAAGGGAGTTGCGCATGGATACGCAAAAATCGACAACGGCCCCGCCCCCGGACAGCCCCGAGGGATCATCGAAGACGATGCCGGCATCCTCCCCGCCGCCGCAATACGGAGGGAAGCATCGCCTGCTGACGCTGGACGAAATGGAGGAAATGGACGGCCGCCGCTATCGGAAGCTGTTCGCGGAGATGGGGCCGACCCCGGACTGACCATCCCCGACGACGATCTGGCCGCCCTGCGGGCCGAATACGACGGCCTTGCCGTCAAATACGGCGAAACCGAATTCAACGCCCGCGACATGCTGGACGATCTCGACGCAGACGATGCGGCCGATGCGGTCATCCAGGCCTGCGCCATCACCCCCGGAGGATCGGCAGAATGACCAATATGGCGGATTGCATCGCCCGCGCCATCGACTTCGGCGAGATCGACCAGGCGCGCGGCGTGGCGGTGATCGACCAGTATCAGCAGCTCGTGCAGCGCTACGAGACGATCATGTCGCCCGATGCGGCGGCGCAACTGGCGGCCGGCCACGTGAAAAAGGCCATGAAGGCCGCCGTCGCCGCGAAACGCCATGCCGTGGTGAACCAGCTCCAGGCGATGAAGCGCATCAAGCACCTGGTCGAGACCTCGCCCGATCCGGCGGCGGCCCTGCGCAATTTCCTCGAATTCTCGGCAGGCTCGGGCTTCAAGGGTGAAAGCGTCCGCTCGATCCAGGAGGGATTGAATGCCAGCATCGCCTCCAGCATGGCCGAGGTGCTGGAGCGCACCGGGCTGAACGTGATCGGATCGAGCCGCGACGCGGTGCTGCTGGAACAGGTGATGCGCGAGGTCCATGGCGAGAGGACCGGCGATGCCGATGCGGCCCGGCTGGCCGATGCCCTGCGCACCACCCAGCAGCGGATGCGCCGCCTGTATAACGCAGCCGGCGGCAATATCGGCGATCTGGCCGATTACGGGGTGCCGCATACCCATGACGCCGCGATGCTGCGCAAGGCCGGATATGACGCCTGGGCCACGCGGGTGCACGAGCTGGCGGCCTGGGACCGCATCATCGACGTGACCACCGGCAAGCCCTTCGCCGGCGCGCCGGGGCAGAGGCCACCGCGCGCCGATGTCGAGGCGATGTTGCACGAGGTCTACGATGGCATCGTGACCCGCGGCTGGGACGATCGCACGCCCGGCATGCAGCCGGGCGGCAAGGCGCTGCACAATCGCCGCGCCGAGCACCGAGTGTTGCATTTCCGCGACGGGGCCGCCTGGCTGGAATACAACAGGGAGTTCGGCGCCAGCGATCCGTTTTCGGCGATGATGAACGGGCTGCACGGCATGGCGCGCGACGTGGCGCTGATGCGCGTGCTGGGGCCGAACCCGCGCATGGGGCTGGAATTCGCCTCGCAGGTGGCGATGAAACGGGCGCAGACCATCGGTGACGGCGAGCTGATCGGGCGGGTTTCCAGTCAGGCGTCGCTGGCGAAGACCATGCTGGCCCATGTCGATGGCGCGGCCAATGTGCCGGAAAACATCGCCATGGCGCGGTTCTTCAGCGGCACCCGCGCCGTGCTGGCCTCGGCCCAGCTCGGCAGCGCGGCGATTTCGTCGATCACCGACGTTGCCACCATCATGGGCGCGGCGCAGCATATGGGGATGAACTCCGCCAATGTTCTGGGCCGGTCGGTCGAGTTGATGGTCCGGCAGTCCACCCGCCAGACCGCCGCGCGCATGGGCTATGTCGCCGGCACTCTGGCCGATGCCGGCAGCGGCTCGGCCCGCTATTTCGGGCAGATGTTCGGCAATGGCATCGCCGAGCGGATGGCCGGCTTCACCCTGCGCGCGACCGGGCTGAACTTCATCACCGACATGCGCAAGGTGGCGTTCCAGATGGAGTTTTCCGGCCACCTGGCCGACCATGCCGGCGCATCTTTCCACGACCTGCCCAAGCCCCTGCGCCGCGCCTTCGAGGAGCGGGGCATCACCGCGACCGACTGGGATCACCTGCGCGCGCCCGCCGGCCGGTTCACCGCGCCGAACGGGGCGGATTTCATCAGCCCGATCTACTGGCTGGAACATCAGACCGCACTGCCCCGGATCGAGGCCGAGGGGCTGGCGATGCGGGTGCAGGCGCTGATCCAGGAACAGCTTGAATACGCCGTGCCGACCGCCAGCCTTGAGGGCCGCGCCCGACTGCAAGGCGATGCCCGCCCCGGCACGATTTCCGGCGAGCTGCTGCGGTCCGCCATGACATACAAGAGCTTCGCCCTGTCGTTGACGCTGGGCCAGTATCGCCGCTTCGCCGCCATCGAAGGCGGGTGGAACAAGGTGGCATACGCCGCGAAGATGAGCGCGATGCTGATCTCGCTCGGCGCCGTGGCGGTGCAGCTGAAGGAGCTGGCGAAGGGCAACGACCCGCGGCCGATGACGGAAGGCAAGTTCTGGATGGCGGCGCTGTTCCAGGGCGGTGGCCTCGGCATCTTCGGCGATTTCTTTGCAGCCGAGCAGAACCGCATGGGCGGCGGGCTGGGCCAGACCGTGGCCGGGCCGGTGGTCGGCTTCCTTGGCGACATGATTTCGCCGATCGCCACCAATGCGACGGCGCTGGTCAAGGGCGAACAGACCCATCTCGGCCGCGATACGGTCGGCCTGTTGCAGCGCAACACGCCCTTCCTGTCTTCGGCCTGGTATGGCCGCACCGCCTATAGCCGCCTTGTGCTCGACCAGCTTTCCCGCTTCCTCGACCCCGAGGCAGAGCGGCTCTGGCGGCGCCGGATGCAGAAGCAGGCGAAGGAATACGGCACCCAGCCGTTCTGGAAGCCGGGTGACGCCTGGCCCTCGCGCCTGCCGGATTTAGGTAATGCGTTGCCCTGAGACGCATGATATGGTGACCCCGACGCGGCCCGCCTAGCCGCGTCGCCTCGCAACCGCTTGCCTGCACCTCCTTGGGGTCGGTCGATGACGGTTGAGCAATACGATCCCGGCGCGGGGATCACGATCAGCACGGCAGGGCCGCACCTGATCGACTGGCCTTACGAGGCGGGCGCGGTCACCGCGCAGGTGCGCGACGGCTTTTCCGTGATCGCGCTCGCGCCGGACGACTTCACGGTCAGCCCCGCCTCCAGCCTCGAACGCGGCGCGCTGACGCTTTCCCCCGCCGCCTTTGCCGCGCATGAGGGCAAGCTGCTGCTGATCCGCCGCGAAACCCGCGCAGAACAGGCATGGGGGGCGATCACCGAAGGCCGCGAGCGATCGCTGGAGCGCCAACTCGACCGGCTCACGATGCGGCTGCAAGAGATCATGGCGCGGCTGGGCGCCGTTGCCCGCTGGCCTGTCGACATCCCCGAGCTGCCGCTGTCGCCCGGCCGGCTGATCGTGACCGATGCCGAGGGGCGGCCGACCATCGGCCCGGACGCGGATGACGTGGCCGAGGCCGCCGCCGTGGCGCTGGCGGCGCGCGACTTTATCGAGCAGTCGCTGGATGGCGCCATCTCCGCCGTCACGATCGGGCCGGTGGTATCCGATGGCGTGACGCGGCATTTCCCCGCGCCCTTCGTGCAGAATGCCGCGCAGGTGGATCTCTATTTCGACGGCATCGCCCAGGCGCGCGACACCTATGAAGTCATCGGGTCCGAGGTGATCCTGTCGGAAGCGCCGCGCCCGGGCGTGCGGGTCTTCGGGCGCGCGTTGTTGACCGGCTCCGTCACCACGACCACGGCCGATCTGGTCGCGGTCGGCGGGGGAGGCAGCGTGCGCGACTGG